CGGGAGCACTAGCCGACTCCCACAATCGACTCGGCGCGGTAGCGGTCGAGCGCGCCCATATGCGCCGCCGAAATCTCGCCGTAGCCCATGACCGCTAGGCCACCGTCGCCGCCACCGCCGTTAAACTCGACCGTGCCGACGTCGGGCATAGAGAGTCGCTTGATGTTGGGCGCCAGCGTCGGGACCGGGAGCCCGTTTTCGTAAATGCCGGGATAGACCGACGCCGCCAGCGCAAAGAGCGCCTGTAGGAGCGCGTCGGGGTATTCGCCATCTTTGAAGCCGCCGGAATATTTTATTGAGACTTGCCCGACCGGCCAGCCGTAATAGCCGCCGAGGTAAACAATCCCGCGCGTTAGGTCGGCGCGGTAGCTTTCGACCGGCCAGGTTCCGCCAGCCATCGAGCCATGCGGCGGCCAAGAAATTTCCGAAACGATTTCGACCGGGTAGCGGCGCACTAGGGCCCGGCTAACCGGCGGCGTGAAAACCTCGACGACGTCGGCGACATACTCTAGCCCGCGGTCGAGATACGACTCGACGAGCGACATGGAAAACGCGAGCGCCTTTTCGGCCGCGGCCTCTTTGTTGGCGAGGTCGGGGTCGTTTGGCGCAACCCCCAAAATTTCGAGGAGGGCGTCGGTATAGAATTCGGCAAAGCTCATGGGCGCCGCTCCAGGTCGACCAGGCGCCGGCCGATTTCCTCTAGCACCGGGTAAACGTGGCGGGTGACCAGGGCGACCGCGACCCGCTCGACTAGCTCGTCGAGGTCGACCTCGACCTCGCGCTCGGCGCCCGGCAGCCCGAGGCGGAACACAAGCGACGAGGTCCCGAGGGTCACGTCGAGGAGCGCGCCGCCATCGGCGCCGGGCTTGCCAGGGGCGCCGGGATCGCCGCGCTTGCCCTTCTCGCCGCGCGCCGCGACCAGGCGCCGTTGCCGCGTATGGTCGACCTGAAACAAGGCGCCGTCTTTGGGGACCAGGTCGCCCGGGTGGAGCTCGTCGCCCTCCTCGACCGGTCCCCGCCAGCGTAGGCCACCGTTGCCGAGCCGTTGCCAGTGAGCGGAGTCGCCCGGCTCCTCGACCGTGTCGACCAGGGCGCGGAAAAACTGCCCGAGGAAATGCGTAACGACGGCGCCCTCGCGGTAAACCCGCGGCTCCCAAATGGTCGCGTCGGCGCCGATGCCGTCCGCTCCCTTGTCGCCCGGCTTGCCAGGCTCGCCCGGGTCGCCATCGCGCCCGCGGCGAATCAGGGTTATCGAGGCGCCCTTGTGGTCGACCTGGTAAACCGTGCCATCGGGGACGGCATAGAGGTCGCCGACCGTGAGTTTCATTCCCTCGGTTCGCTCGCCGCGCCACCGGTAACCCGCCGTCCCGAGGCGTTGCCAGTGTTCGGAGTCGCCCGGCTCCTCGCCCGTGTCGACCAGGGCGCGGAACACTTGCCCGTGAAAATGCGACACGACCTCGCCCGCGGCGTGAAATTTCAGCGACCAGGCCGGCGCGTCGATACCGATTCCGTCGTGACCATCGCGCGGCGCCGGGAGGTCGGCGACCTTGCGGGCGAGGGCGGCGAGGGCGACCTCGACCGGGTCGAGCGCCGCGGCAATGATTTGTGCCGGCGTGTAGTTCATCGGGGAGCCCCCATGCGATCGGCGAGCCGTTGCGCGGCCATCGCCCGAATCGCGACCGGGTCGACCTCGCGCCATGCCTTCGCCGCCGCCGCCTGGTCGTCGCTTTCGTCGTCGTCGTTCGCGGGAGGAGCGGCAGCCGGCGCCACCGGTTCGGGCGCCGATTTCTTTTCCGCCAATTTCGTGAGGTAGCTAAGCGGAATCATTTGCTCTTGGAGCATAGGCTCGCCACCGCCGACCGCGGGCGACAGTCCCTCTTTGTCGCGCGCGTCGTCGACCGTATAGAGCCCGCCCTGTATGCCCTTTGTCAGGCCATTAACGCGCGCCTCGAAATCGGTTCGCAGGAGCGCCGACGTATCGAGTTCGCAAAAGTCGTCGGCGCCGAATTGAAAGGCGCGGTCGAGCGACCGCTCCAGGTTTTCGAGGAGCGCGCCAAGCGACACGCTAAGCCAAAGGTTAATCAGGTGTTCCGTGTTTTGTAGCGTGGCCTTGGATAGGTCGCCGATGACCGGGAGCGGCACGCCATAGACTCGGGCTATGTCCTCGACCGACATACGTTGCGCCTCGATCAATTGCGCGTCGACCGAGTTAACCGTTAGTTGCTGGAATTTTAGACCGTTGCCGAGAATCGGAAGCTCGCCCTTTTGCCATGCCGTCGATTGCTCTTTGAACGCCTCCCGTAGCCGGGTCATTTGGTCTTTCGTCAATGCCTGGTCGGTCGACAGGACTCCCGAGGGGCGCGCCATGTTGGCAAAAAACGCCGCTTGCGTTGCCGATAGAGCGACGTTGACTCCGGTCGCCAGCGCCGCCGCCTTGATCGGCGACTCGCCGATAAGCGGGTGTCGCGGCGTGTACTGCCGAAAATGGATAACGTCGCGCTCGGGCACCATGCCGACCGGCGCGCCGCCCTGCCATGGCAACATGGGCGCGTCGCCTATCGAATAGAACAAGGCGCCCGACTCGGCGTCGAGGTAGGGCATAGCCCGCCCGCGTCCCATCAAATGAAACGACGTCGGCGCGAAACGGTCGTCGCGTAGGATGACGGCGACCGCCTCGCCATCGAATCCCATCAACGCGGTAACGTTGTAAATGAATTGCGGCCACGTCTCGTAACCGTTCGGCGCCCGCATGATGCGCGAGGCGGGCGACGTCCTTACGACCTCGACTCGCCTGGTCGCGTCGGTCCGCTTGTGTTCCGGGTAGCATTGCGACACCGCCCGCGCGAACGACATAACCGCGGCATAGACCGCGGGGACGCCGCGCGCGCCCGAGCCGCGGTAGAGGTCAAGGTTTTGTTGGAAGCCGTCGCCGAATGAAACCGGAAACCAGCCGTTGAATTCGCCAATGCCGAGAGCGGGACCGCGATAGCTTCCCTCGGCGCCCGGACCCGGGAAGCCCAGCCAGTTTTTAACGCGGTCGACGATTCCCATATTGGCGACCTCATGCGGTAGGGCGGCGAGCCCCTCGACCGTCGAGGGGCTCGCCGTAGCAGGCTAGGTGCGGCGGGCGCCGTTGCCATTCGCGCCAGCGGCGAACGGCGGCGCGGGCGCCGGAACCGTGACAATCGGGCTCGGCGTAATGCCGGATTTCCAATCGACGGCGGTAAGGATTTGCACGGCGCCGGGTCGCAGGGCGAGCCATGACAGTTCGTAAACCGCCTTGACCGCCGCGCTATGCGTCTGGAAAAGCGACCGCGTCGGGTTTGCGACCGCCGCGCCGCCGATAGGCGCGGGCGCCGTGTTCTCCTCGTGGATTGTCGCCTGGTCGGACACTTCCCACGACGGAGTCCCGCCTGCGAACGCGATATTCGCCGCGTCGAGAAGGAAAACCAGGGAGTCGGGAATCGACGGCGACATATAGGCGGGGAATCCCTTTAGGGTGGCGTTCGGCGCGCCGATATTCGCCATGCCCGGGTAAAGCGGTTGCCCGAAAGCGTTTTGCGCCGTGCCGATTGCCGCGGCGTTAACCGGATTCATGACCCATGCCGGCGAGCGGCCAAGGCGCCGCGTGACCAGGAGTCCGGCAATCATCCGGTTAAGGTCGCCCTCGACCTGCAAGGTTTCATTGCCGGTCGACGCGGTCGAGTCGGGGCCGACGACTCCGTTTGCGATGCCGGGCGGGCGCACGTCGGTCACTCCCGCCGTTGCCGAGAAAAAGTAGCCGTCGAGCATTTCGGCGGTATCGTCGACAATCGCCTCGCGAATCACGGTCTCGATATTCGGAGTCGATCGCTTGAATAGCTCTTTCGTGAAATGCCCGATAACACCGGCCGAATAGGGCCGCATGGTATCGGAGGCGAGCGACAGGACGCCGACCCGAATCGGGTCGCCTTCCTTCCGCCAAAGCGCCTCAAAATTGGCGGGGAATGCTCCCTTGGGCGCGCGCCGCGGATAGATGATCGGCGAACCGTCGTCGAAATTTTCCGGGCGGAACGGCAGCCGCGGAACGACCGCAACCGAGGCTAGCGCGTCCATCCAGGCCCGATAGGTTTGCCGGACCAGTTCGGCCGCATAGGTAGCGGTAAACGTCGTCGCGGGCGGTTGCGCCGCCTTTGTCGTGAGCCCGACAAAGAACGCTGTAACCTCGTCGTCTTTGTAGCGGGTCGCCGCGATTTCGAGCGGGTCGCGATGCGTATAAAACGCCTCGGTCGCGCACAAGGCGCCGCGGATGAATAGGACCGCGCTCGGCTTGAATTCCGCTTGCCGCGGCGGAATCAGGGTCGGCCCGCCGTTGTGACCAGGCCCCGGGATCGGCAGCGCGCGCGCGGCCATCGCCTTTTCGAGGCGATCGAGTCGCTTGACCTCGACGGACTCTTTTTCGACCTGGTCGAGAAGCGCGTCGACCTCGGTTCCGAGAGTCTCGTCGTCGGGATTTTCGGCGCGCGCCGCCATCTTAGCGGTAAGCGCGTCGCGGGCGGTCACGAGGCGAGTCTGTGCCGCCTGCAAAAGCTCGGCGTAATTCATGGCGTGAATCCTTTTAGCGCGCGGTCGGCCAGCGCGAGCGCGGCGCGAGCGCGGTTCGTTCGGCTTAGGTCGCGCGGCGACTCGCCCGCGATAGAAGCCCTCGCGAGGAGGGCGGCGCGCGTCTCGTGGTCATGGGCGGCCATGAGGTCGCCTCGCGCGAGCGAGCGTAGGGATAGGGCGGCGTCGGGATTCATGGGAATCGTAACGGCAGATAGCTCTAGCCACCGCCACCGCTTGAAATGGAGTCCGCCGGTCGGGTTGCCTTTCTTGTCGCGAATCGACTCGTATTCCAGCGGTTGAAAACCGACCGACAATCCCTTGACCAGGCGCGCGCGGATTTGCTCCCACGCCTCATTGACATAGTCGAGCGGGGTTTTGTCCGGCCCGCGCGCCTCGATCTCGATACCGTCGTCGGTCGCGGTCGCCTGGTAAACCTCGCCGATAGGCTCGGCTTGCCGATGCAGTCGCAGGAGCGGCAGCGGCAAAGAGAATTCAGCGCCGCGCGGCTCGACGACGTCGCCCGCATGATCGGCGTGTAGCGTGGTAGCAATCCCGCGAAAATGTCGCTTGCCGAGGTCGGCCGCTTTGATTTCGAGGCGCAACGCCT